CAGGGTAATGTGCTTTTAGAGCCAATAAAGACGTATCAGGGTCGTGATTTGATGGAAATGGCAGGTATTGTTATGAGCGAGTACGAAGCTGCGCCATATATGTTACGTCCACAAGCGATATATATTGATGCTATTGGTATTGGTGCTGGTCTTGCGGATAGGTTGCGAGAGCTAGACATGCCTGCTGTTGCTATTGCTGTTAGTGAAACAGCTAGTTTAAAGGATAGATTTAATCGTCTTAGGGATGAATTGTTTTGGAATGCGCGAGAGTGGTTTGAAGGCAGGGACGTTAAGATACCTGAAGACGATACGTTGATACAAGAATTGACTGGTATTAGGTATAAATATCTCAGCACTGGTAAGTTAAAGGTTGAAAGTAAGGATGAGATGAAAAAACGTGGTCAGAGAAGCCCTGACGTTGCTGATGCATTTGTGTTATCCTTCGCGCAAAATGGTGCGATTGCGAGAGGTTACTCAAAAGGTTATAGTAGTATTAACAGCATGAAACGAAACACTGGTTGGATAGTATGAATGACAATGTTATCGAGTTCCCTGGTAGTAAATTAGATATTGAATTTACGTTTGATGATGACCCTTATGTTGATTCTGAGCTAGAAACTGTTAAAACTATGCTGGAAGTTCAGGCAAATGGGATTATTGCTAGTTCTGATAATATTAATTGGGGTCATATATTTGATGCCTCAATGCATTTATTAATTTCCTCTGGCATTAAAAGTGGTTTTGACCCAGAAACGATAAAACATATTTTAAAAAGTTGTGACGTAGAGTGCTTAGATGAGTAAAGATCCAAGATTAGAAAGAGTTGGCGTTAGCGGTTATAATAAGCCAAAAAGAACGCCTAATCATCCTACTAAAAGCCATGTCGTTGTAGCAAAAGATGGCGATAAAGTTAAAACCATTCGTTTTGGGCAACAAGGTGCAAGCACTGCTGGAAAGCCAAAAGCAGGCGAAAGTGACAGAATGAAAAAGAAACGCGCTTCATTTAAAGCAAGGCACGCTAAAAATATTGCCAAAGGAAAAATGTCTGCGGCTTATTGGGCTAACAAGGAGAAATGGTAATGGCAAAAGGCATGCCTCATTATTTTAGAGACGGAAGCAAGCACTCTGGTGGAATGCATAAAATGAATGGTGAGCTTCACTCAGGTGCTAAACACACAAAAAATTCAAAAAAATTATTTCATTTTAACGAACTTTCAAAAACAGCACAGAAGAAAGCGAGAGCGTAATGGCATATGATAAGAAAAAATCAAACGGCAAAAAGAAAAAAGGCACAATGAAGGGTAAGTATTGTAGCTAATGGCTAAAAGCATTCCTAACAATCCGTCTTTATGGTCAAGGGTAAAATCTGAAGCTAAGAAAAAGTTTAAGGTTTACCCTTCTGCCTATGCAAATGCTTGGGCGGCAAAGACCTATAAAGCAAGGGGCGGTACTTGGAGTGGCGCTGACAACCGTGTTAGTAAGAAGAAAAAGAATGCCTAAAAAAGCAGGTCTTGGTAAATGGTTTGGCGAAAAGTGGGTCGATGTAAAGACTGGCAAGCCATGTGGTCGCAAAAAGGGTGAAAAGCGAGGCTACCCTGCTTGCAGACCTGCTAAAATTGCCTCAAAGATTAGTAAGTCGGAAGCCAAGAAAAAAACAAGTAGTAAGCGTGTTAATTGGTCTACTACCGCTAGTGGCAAAAAAAGGAAGAAAAAGTAATGGAATCTTGTACTAATTGCCCTTATCCGCGCAAGTGTTTAAATCAGTCGCGTTGTATAGTATATAAAGAGGGCGTTGAGCCAATTGAATATAATTATCCTGAACCTGTGCCAGTAAAAACAAGTTATGGCATTGGTATGACTGGCGTTAAAAAGAAAAGAAAGGCTAAGAAGTAATGTACGGCAAATCTCCAAAACCGCGTCCTAAAAAAATACCAAATAAAATGCCTGGTGTTTCACCAATTCCAAAGCCAAAGCCTGGAATGATGAATGAAATGATGGGCAATCCATTGCGTGGAATGGTAAAAACTGTTCGTGCTACTACTAAGGGTTCTACTTCAAACAAAGAAGCAAATAAACTTAATCAAGTATTAGGAAACTTTTCAAGTAACGACTAATGTATATAACCGTAATGAGAAGGCCGCCTCGTACCACAAGAAAAGTTGAGGCGGTTTCTGAAATAATAGAAGAGCCACAAGAAGAAACGTACAAGCGTTGTGCAGGTTGCGTTACCAGAAAAATGTGCGATAGCGTAACCGCATGTTTGCACGGTAAGAAGGCTAAAAGGAAAAAAGCCAATGGCAGAAGAAATGGACGAATATCAGCTTAGAAGCATTGTTAGCTCTGAGATAACTGATTCATTAAATCATTTTGATTCAGAATACAGCCAAGAGCGTATTCGTGCGATGGATTTTTATTTAGGCGAACCTTTAGGCAATGAGGTAGAAGGTCGCTCACAGGTTATTAGCACAGAAGTTGCTGATACTGTTGAATCGATTATGCCTAATCTTATGCGTGTTTTTACAGCAAATGATAAGTATGTGCGCTTTAATGCTAGAACTGCTGAAGATGTAGAAAAAGCAGACCAGATTAGTGATTATGTAAATTACATTATTAACAACGATAATGAAGGTTATAAGATATTACATAACTGGTTTAAAGACGCTTTATTATTCCGTCTTGGCGTTGTTAAGTTTTATTACGAAGAAATCGAAGAAGTGGATGAGGAAGAGTACAACGGTCTTTCAGAAGAAGAGCTTGCTGTACTTATGGCAAACCCAGACATTGAAATTATTGCACAAGAAGAAAATATTACCAGCACAGTAATGGACGAAATGGGTGAGTTAGTTCCTATGGGATTTTCTTACGATTTGTCTGTTCGAGTTCGCAAAAAATCTGGCAGTGTAAAAGTTGTTAACGTACCACCAGAAGAATTTTTAGTTAATAGAAGAGCTACTAGCTTAGAAGAAGCATACTTTGTATGTCACAGAACTACTATGACAGTGTCTGATTTAGTAGCAATGGGTTATGACAGAGAAGAAGTCGAGGCATATGCTGGCGTTTCTGATTTAGATGTTGATGAAGAAAGAAGCACTAGATTCAATGACTTAGAAGCTGTTACTGGAACTGACGCTGCTGATCCTACTTTAAAAGAAGTCACATATTACGAATGTATTATGAAAGTTGACTATGACGGAGATGGTATTGCAGAACGCAGGCGTATTTGCGCTATAGGAACAGAAGGTGAACATATCTTGCATAATGAGCCATTTGACCATGTGCCATTTGCAGTAGTTAGCCCAATACTTATGCCTCATAGATTAATTGGTCGTTCTATTTATGATATGACTGAAGATTTGCAGGTAATTAAGTCTACTCTTTTACGCCAATATTTAGACAGCGTTTATACATCTACATTGCCAAGAATGGGCGTTGTAGAAGGCATGGTTAATATTGATGACGTACTAGATGGAACCGCTGGCGGAATCATAAGAATGCGCCAAGCTGGAATGGTACAGCCTATTACTGGCACACCTGTTGGCGGAGAAGTGCGTCCATTAATGGATTACATTGATGGTATGAAAGAACAGCGAACTGGTATGTCTGCCGCATCTCAGGGTTTAGACCCGAATGCGTTACAGTCTACAACAGCTAGTGCTATCTCCGCCACAGTACGAGGCGCTCAAGTAAAGCTAGAATCATATGCCAGGACAATGGCAGAAACAGGAATGAAGGAACTGTTTAAAGGTATTCTTCATTTAGTGACAAAGTATGATAACAAGCCTCGCGTTGTAAGATTGCGTAATAGTTTTGTGCCGATTGACCCACGCGAATGGACATCTGAGTTTGATGTGGTTGTGCAGGTTGGTTTAGGCACGGCTGATGATGAACAAAAGATTGCTTTCTTAACGCAGATTGCTTCAAAGCAAGAACAAATATTAATGCAGATGGGCGCTAATAACCCGATTGTTAGCATGTCACAGTATGTAAATACATTACGTAGCATTGCAGAGATTGGTGGATTTAAAGATGCTGATTTATTCTTTAATAGTCCACAGCAAATACAAATGATGCAGATGCAACAACAACAACAGCCAGCTCAAGATCCAATGGCGATGCAGGCACAAGCAGAAATGCAAATGAAGCAACAGCAAATGGAAGCTGAGTTAGCATTGAAGCGTGAACGTATGGCTATGGAGCTAGAGCTTGAAAGAGAAAAGTTTGCTGCTGAAATGGAATTACGCAGACAAGAACTTGAATACGAAGCGCAGTTAAGGATGCAAAAGGCAGCTACTGACGCACAAATTAGCACTAACTTACCAAGGGTTTAATTATGGCTACGGACGCACAAAAAGCTTTAGATAATATTAATAAAATAATTTCTAGAAATAGAACGTCTGAGAGAGCTTTGGAAGATGCGCAGCGTCAAGAAGCTTTAAAAGACCCTAAAGTATTGAAAGAACGTGAAAAAACAGCCCGAAGAATTACAAGACGTTCTCAAGATAGAGAAAAAAATCTTCAGCCTGCGCCAACAACAACGCAATCTTCAGTTAGAGGCGAAAAAATAAAGCAATATGCAGAAAGCCTTAAAGAACCTTTGGATTTTGGCATTGATATTGGTGGTTACAAAATACCTTCAACAGTAGGTTTACTTGCTAGCGGTGTTGGTAACTTTATGCGTACAAAAATATATGATGTTTTGCAAAGAGGTGGTACGCCTATATATGATGACAGAGGTAATATTGTTGGTGTTCGCGATCAATACAATAGATTAACAGGTCGTGATCCAGAAGCGCAAAGACTTGCAATGATGGAACGGATGGATAGAGACAGACCTGAACCAACAAATTTTCTTGCTATGGCAGAACCAGCGCCAACGCCAGCAACAGCACCTTCTTTTAATATGGTAGATATGACATTGCCTTATCAGACAGATGCTAGGTACTATCGTCCTAGTATGTTGGATCAGCCATATGGTTTATTAGATTTTTATCAAATGTACGGTTTAGAACAGCCTCAAAGTGGGTTTAGTTCTCAACCAATGTACGCAAGTCCATATGCTTACGGAGGTTATAGTTTATTAACATGAACGAAGGGAAAGCGCGTGAAAAAGTTGATAGAGGAATTAAAGCGGAGACGTTGCTCCGTAATGAATTATTACAAGAAGCATTTGATTATTTGGAAAATGAATTTACAAATGCATGGAAGAATAGTTCCGTGGAAGATTCGCAAGCTCGCGAGAGATTGTATATGCTTTGTCAAAACCTTTCAGCCGTCAAGGGTTATATCCAAAGTGCGGTTGAAGATGGCAAATTGGCGAAAGCAGCCTTAAATGGGTTGCAAAACAATATAAACTTTGAGAAAAGGAAATAGGAAATGTCCAATAACTCGCAAGAGACTGGCACAATATCTGTAAATGATGCAATTAATAGCCTTTTAACTACCACCCCTGAAACGGACAAGGTTGAAGAAGGGCGACTAGAGGCAGAACAAGCCTCACCACTGGAGACAGAAACTGAAGAATTAGTAGAGGACACTCTGGAAGCAGAACCCGAAGCTGATTTTGATGAAGAAGTTTATGAAGGTGAAGATACCGAAACTGAGATAGACGAAGAAGAGGTAGAAGAGGAACCTTTATATTCAGTCAGCATTGATGGCGAAGAATATGAGGTTAACCTGGACGAACTTAGAAACGGCTATCAGAGGCAACAGGTATTTACAAGGCGTATGCAAGAAATTGCAAAAGAACGTGAAGTTGTGCGTCAGGAAACTGACCAAGCACGACAGCAACGTGATGAATACGCCAAACAACTTGAAGTCTATGGTGGACAAATCCAGCAGACAATCCAAAAGGAACCTGATTGGAGAGCTTTATCGGAACAAGGTTATTCTGAAAAGGATTTATTCCTTGCAAAAGCTGAATGGGATAAGCAAAAAGCTGAGTTAGATCGCGTTCAACTAGAGCAACAAAGAATAGCTTCTGAGCAAGCCAAAGAGAACGAAGCTAGAATGCGTGAGTACCTAGCGTCTCAAAGGCAAGAAATGATTGAACGCATTCCTTCATGGAAAGATGAAGAAAAGCGTGATGCGGAAAGAGTGGAAGTTGTAAAATACGCACAGCGTATTGGCTTCACAGAAGATGAAATTGCAAATGCGACTGACGCAAGAGCTATTGAACTTCTACACAAAGCTTGGTTGTGGGATAGTCTTCAAAAGAAGAAACCCGATGCTAAGAAACGCGTTAAACAAGCGCCTAAAATGGCTAAAGCAGGTACACCGAAGACAAAAACTCAAGTTGCTAGTCGTCAACGGCAACAAGCAATAAGCAGACTAAATAAAGAAAAGTCTGTTGATGCAGCCGTTTCATACTTAATGGGTAGATAGCAAAGGAGATTTTATAAATGACTACTTACCTAACATCCGCAGCAGTAGGTGAGCGTGAGCAGCTTGCTGATGTAATTTATCGTATTGACCCAGATGAGACACCAATCTTTTCTGCGTTAAAAAAAGAAACCTCTAACGGCATTTTCACTGAGTGGCAAGTTCAAGAATTAGCGGCAGCAGCTACTAATAACCACGCTTCTGAAGGTGCAGACGCATCAATTGCAGCAGCAACAGCAACTACAAGACTTGGTAACTATCACCAAATCTCAGTTAAAGCTGTAGCAGTATCTAAGACATTAGACGCTGTTGAAAAAGCTGGTCGTGACCGTGAAGTAGCTTATCAAAAAGTGTTAAAATCACTTGAGCTAAGACGCGATATTGAAAAATCAATTGGTGACACAGACGTAGCACGTTCTGCTTCTGAGCCTCGTAAATCAGCATCACTTACTTGCTGGATTACAAATGGTTCTGTAGGTGCAACTGCTGGTGCGTTTTCATCAGGTGATGGTACAGATACTATCACAGGTGGTGATGATCGTGCGCTTTCTCTAGCTTTGATTGAAGACGGAATGCAAGATGCCTGGACAGACGGTGGAAACCCATCAATGATGGTTTGTTCAGCTACTAATCGTGCAAACTTCTCAGATCTAACTGCTTCATCAAACTTGGTAAACAATCAAGTAAACATGACACAGGCTAAAGAAGTAACATACGTTGGTTCAACATCTGTTTTCTTAACAGACTTCGGATCAATTGAAGTTGCGCCATCTCGCTTTATGAGCAATGACCGTTTGTTCTTGTTAGATCCAAACTTTGCTTCTGTGTCTACACTAAATGGACGTAATTTCACTGAGAACGAAATTGCGCCAACTGGTGATGCAGAAAAATTCCAAATCGTGACTGAGTGGGCGCTTAAAGTACAAGCTCCAAAAGCACACGCAATGGTAATGGATTTATCTGGCTCCTAATCACTTTTAGAAGGAGGCGGTTTTCCGCCTCCTTTTTACAGCGAGGAAAAGTATGAAAAGACTGTTAAAAGCTGACCCGAAAACAGGTGTTCAAAGTTCTTTAGTGCAAGATTCTAATGGTGAAACTCGTATTGAGACACAGCAAGAATTTAGCAACTTAATTAAGCTAAATAAACAAATGAACGATGACTGGTCTAAAGGACAGATGACTGGTACACAAAAGCACATGCAGCATGTGGCAGAGATACCAAATGTGTTGTATCATGAGTTATTAAAAAAGCTAGGAAAGCCAAGCGAAAACCCAAAAGCTTGGAAACAGTGGTTAAATAACAACGAAAATCGTGCGTTTAGAACAGGTGGCGGTACAGTATGACAATTAGCACTTACGCAGAGTTAAAGACATCTATCGCTAACTTTTTAGCTAGGGATGATTTAACTGACCAAATACCTAATTTTATACAGCTTGCAGAAGGCCGCATGAACCGTGAGTTAGAAACACGAGAGCAAGAAAAACGTGTTACAGCTACATTAACTGTTGGAGATGAATATATAGCTTTACCAACAGATCTTCGCGAAGTAAGGCAAGTAAAGCTTAATACAAGTCCTATAACAAATTTATCTTATTTTAGCCCAGTAGGTTTAGATAAAGCTTATGGTTCTACGTCTACTGGGAAACCTAAAGGTTATAGTTTAGTAGGAAGAGAGTTAAAACTTCGTCCTATTGCTGATTCTGCTTATACAGCAGAAATTATATATATTGGCAATTTGAACAGTTTATCTGATTCTGCTACAACTACATTATTCCTACGTTCTCCAGATTTGTATCTATACGGAGCGTTAGCTGAAGCATATATTTATCTGCTAGATGAACAGCGTGCTAACGTATATGATAGTAAATTTACAAGAGCTTTGGAAGAAGTTAAAGTTGATGAAGAAAGAGCTAACTATGGTAGTGGCTCTTTACAAATTAAATCTGACTATCAACGTCAACAATATGCGGCAAGGAGTTAAGATATGTCTGCAATGAGTGATTATCTCGAAAACGAGATTTTAGACCACATTCTTGGAACAGGTGCTTACACACACCCTTCTACTGTATATGTTGGTCTAGCAACAGCAACTTTTGGTGAAGGTAACACTGGAACTGAATTATCTGGTAGCGGTTATGCTAGACA